GAAGAAACATCACCAACCCATTCATAGTGTTTTACGAATTTGGTTTCAGACATATATCAAAAAATTAAAGGCTTGCCAAAAGTTCTTTAAGTTTAGCGTCTGTATCATCCTCGTCCGTATTTACTGAAATTGAAGACGGAGTTTCCACTTTCTTTTCTGACGGAGTTGCAGATTCTTTAATTCCTTCAAAAATACTGTTGAGTGTTTCGTCTTTTTTATTAGTTGGGGTTGGAATAACTGTGTCTTCCTCTGAAGAAGATTCTGTATTTTCTACGTCCGAGATACAGAAATAATGTTGATCTAACATTCTTTGAAGTTCTGCCGAAGACTTAGGTTTGAAAAATTTATTAATGTCATGAACGCTATTGAAAATTTCATCTAACTTGCGTTGATCAATTCCCTCAAGTTTAGAAGGTGACATAAATTTAGAAGAAACATAAGTGGTCATCATACGGTTCCCTCCACCAAAACTGGCTGAACGTGATTCACACTTAATCTTGAATGTACAGCCTTCGGTTACGTCAAAAATTCTAGCACCAAATTCGTCAGCATCATCACCATCAATTGCATTATTGATAATCTTAGCTAACTCTTTACCGTAGCGAATTACTTTGACTTTGCCTTCATTCTCTGGGTTAGTAGGATCTGAGATGACATATGCGTTGACCATCCAGCTTTCTTTACGTGTAACTTCTTTTAAACGTGATTTGTCTTCTGTAGAACCTGTGTTGTAAGTTTTGAGAACATAGGAATCGATCGGACACGATTCACCGTAGGTAGAAGGGCAAAGTGTAGTTACAAATTGACCTGTCGCTAGACTCTTCCAAGAATGGTGGTAGTAGTGATAAATGGTGTTTTTGGGTTCTGATACATTAGGAACTAGACGAACCAAATAGGTCTTTCCTGGTTCAAATTTCATGATCTCTTTAAAGGAATTTTCTGAATTCTTATTAGAAAGAGATGTTTTAATGGCGTCAAACATGTTTTGTGTAAATGTCATAAGTGTATAATATGGGTTGGTTAGATTTTAGATTTTATAATGTTTTGGGGAAAATTCAAGTTTTTGTCAATAAAAAGTTTTAAAGCCAAAAAGGCAGAAGATAAAAATGGTTTGAGCTTTTCAGAATTCATGTACTTTTGTCGGTAATTTAAAAAGTTTTTACCAAAATCCCCCAAAAAAAATTCTCTGGTATCTTCAGCCATTTCATTTATATATGAAGAAAGATTTGAAAATTCCATTAAAGAATAAATATTAATTTCATTTTTCTTTAAATGATAAACCCAAGAATTTTCTGATCCTGATTCTTTAAATTCTAAATAATCATGTAGTTGAATTTGATTTTTGATGCAAAATTTAGAAATAAACAAAAGAGATTTTTTGACATCTTCCATTTGTTGGTCGGGAGAGGTCATTTGCAAAACCTGTTTGTAAAGTGTATAGGATTTAATAGCTCGGGGTGAGGCAAAATAATTTAAATCAAAATAATCTACATCGGGATACAGTTTATAGGGGGCCATAAAATAGGTGGAAAGATCTATTTCTGGATATCTACTAAAAAAATTTAATAGGCGTTTTATGGAAAGATACTTGGGATCTTTTTCAAAACCTTCAAAACTTTTTTTTAATTGAAAGGGTTTATTTCTTAAAGATCGAGAAATAGCTAGGTGAGTATTATATATTCGAATTTCTAGTGAGTTCACTTAAGAGATTTTTTAAAAATGCGTTTAGTATTTTTAGATTTTACTAGAGCTGGATAAAGTTGCAAGAGACCTAACATCGCTTCATGCATATTTTCAGAATGAGTCACTTCTATAAAAATCTCCCTAAGATGTTTATTTTCTAATATAGCTACAAATAAACCGTTAGGATTAATTTTTTTATTTCGTATAATGGACAGGAAAGATCCAAACTTAAAAACTCCATCGATATATTCTTTAGTGCAAATTTGACTAAGTGGGTCACTTCGACTAATAAAGTTATCTAATATTTTTTCGTTAAACATTAAGGGTAAGCATATTTACCCGTATAAGATTAGTTTGTCAATTTATCCAACGCGTTGGACGCCTCATTAAGAGCATTTTGCGGATCTTCGGATTCGAAATGATCTGGGTTTACCTCTTTAAGAGTTAGTGTTTCGTAATTGCATTTAAAAGAACTTTGTCCGAAATTGGGACCGAAACGATTTTTTTGCATACCCATATTAATAACGCCTAATTCTTTGTCCTCATCTGTTTGCCATATAGAAAGCATGACGTCACACGTTGCTGGCAAGCCTATTGATTCTGCAACGGATTCCATTCCCGGAGAAGAAGTGTTGAAGGCACCTCTTCCAATTTGAGTTGCTGAAACGACTGGTATATTGTATTTAAAAGATAAAGCTCTTAACTGTTCAGCTATCTCTTTAATATCTGTGTAGGAGTTTTGTCCTTTGGTTGTAGGCAAAATCAAATTAATATAATCTATCACCACTATGTCTGGTTTGAAACCTTTATGACTTAATTTAGTGATATATGCATCAAGATGTCTAACTGTAACTGATTTCGGAGCGTACTCCTTAATAATTAATTTACTTTTTAGGTTTTTTTGTATGTGTTCAACCTGTTCTTTCAGTTCAGACGTATATATTTTAAGATCGTTGTGTGGGATTTGTGATATCTGAGAAGAAATTCTTTTAGAATACATGAATTCTGACATTTCTAAAGAAATTAAAAGGACGTTGCGGTCTACTAAAAGCATATTAGTTGCAAGATTGCCAAGGACAATAGACTTACCTACATTGACTTGACCGGCAAAAACCGTTAATGTTTTAGGAAATAACCCACCTTCGCACTTTTCATCAAAAAATTTCCACCCGGTCGGAATCGGCTTATATATAGTGGATAATTCTTTAATGTGCTCATCAATCTCTTCTAAGTACCAGTGTCCTAAATCTTCCCTCAAATTAATAGCATAAGCTTTTTCAAATTCCTGAAGGGTCTCACTAGGATCCACTTTGCCTTGAGAGAACTTTTCAGCAGTTTTAACAATACTGTTATAGAGGCACCTTTCTTTAAGAAATCTTTCTGTGTTAGCTAAAAGTTCATCTTTATTAAACTTAGAATCAATCTGTTTAAGTTTAATTGTAATTTCATTAAATGCTTTGCGTTCTTCTTCTAGCACCAAACGAGATTTAATTTCAGTCAAGGAAGGAACTGCTCCTCTTTCTTGAAAAAAATTAAGAATGGATTTAAAAATTATTTTAATGTTTTTATCATTAAAATAAGACAAATCTACGTATTCTACGATAGAAGCTAAATATTCTTGACTCAAAAGAGAATTGAATAGAATTATGTTCTCATAATAATCTAAATCCAAAGAACTTGGTGAGTCTTTATCGGACTTACTCATGAAAAGATTTTAAAAGTGAAAAAAACAATCTTCACTCAGAAATTTCTTCTTCTACGTCAATTTCTGAAAGGAGATTTTCTGAAGACTCATCTTTAAATGCTAAAGTTTTTTGAAGTTTTTTTTCTAAAACTGGTAGAATTTTTTGCCAAATATTCTCATCATCTTTCCAATCTTTATAAAACCCTAACATCTCTTCACCTAAAACATAACGATGTCCTTGCTTGGTTAGAACTTCGTAACCTTCTGCCATTTCTAAAAGACCAGAATATTTGTTTAATCCGGTTTTAAAATTCAAATACATTTCGATTTCTAAAAAAGGAGGAACGAATCGATTTTTTGTAGTAAAAGCTCTCAAAGTTAAACCGTTGATACCTTTGGAAAGAAAAGTGCTTTCTTCATTAGCGTCTTTGTTTTTAGCATCTCCTACCTTTTCAGTCTTTTTTGCCATTTGAACAATCACTGAAGACATATAAAGAGGACCAGAACCTCCAGCCTGTTTTTTAATAGCTGTGGGATACATTTGAGCAGGATCCTCATATATATGGTTAGTAAAAACAACTGGACAATTAGCTTTAGCTGCTGAATGGGTAATTGCTCTCATAAGACTCTTGAGTTGTTTCGGTCGTGCTCCAAGATCTGGTGTCTCTGATCCTTCTTCAATTTTTTTCTTCTCTTGAGCTGGCATTAAATTGCCTAAAGAATCAATAACTAAAAGTACTTTCCCCTGAAGTTTGTTTTGTATTACGGTATCAAGAAATTTAACAATTTCATTTCGACATTGTTCCGTGATTTCTGAAGGAATGTGTTTAATTTTTTTTGCGTCACAACCAAGACGAGTAGCTGTATTAGAATCCAATGCACCTTCTGTGTCGAAATAAGCCACATACATTCCTTTCTTTTGGGCATTAGCCATTATCTTATTGGCCATGAGTGTTTTCCCGCAACTTTCTGGACCCACAAACCCAGTCAATCTGCCCATAGGAATTCCCCCATAAAGGGATCCAGAAATAATAGCATTCAAAGCATAAGAACCTGTATCAATCCATTCATTAACTGTAGATAAACTGTTTTCATTCAAAAAAGCTGCATTTTCATTCATTTTGTCCAGAACTTTAAAAGCATCTTCTATAGATCCAAGGTTATTATCGTCTACTTCTTCATCAGTTTTTTTAGTTTTTGCCATATAAAAGTATAATAAAACACTTTGTATATTTTTCAACAAAAAGAAAGGAGAACTTTTGGTTCTCCTTTCTTTTTTTTTATTTTATTTTCGTTTAAATTATTCTTCGTCTTCAAACAATTTTATAACTTCGGGATCTTTTTGTGGTGGTTGTGGTGCACTAACCGGTGTTGCTCCAAAAA